TTACAGGCGCGCATCCGTGAAAACGCCGTCCGTGATAGCAGAATAGGGCGGGGGAGGGTTGCTTCTGATTGCAGTGGCGGAAAACGTGCCGCTGTACCCATTGCCGATAGTCGTATTGAGTCTGGATACATCGTTGGAGAAGCTGACTATGCCGCCTTTGGTAGACAGCTCGATGTCGTTCAGGATGTAGGCGTTCGTCGGCTGCCCGCTGGGCTTTGTGTAGTAGAGCTTGAGCACTTCGGCCCCGCTAGCGGGCGCGGGCGTAGTGGTCAGGTCTACCTCCAGGTAGTCGAAAGCCAATCCACCGCTGCTAGCCGAGCTGGTGTAAGCTTTGGTCTGGCAGTTTCTGGCATTTCCATCCAGCTTGTAGCTGCCGGTGCTCAGGATGGTAGGGTCGTCTTTTCTAGAGCAGGCGAGGGTGCTCAGCAGCAGGGCTGCGGCGGCCAGCGGGGTGGCGAGTAGGCGTAAGGTCATTGTCATAGGCTAGTTAGGGCGGTTGAAGCTGAGGCGCAGCAGCGCCAGTGTCTCCTCTTTCGAGGCCAGTAGGGCATCCTTCGTGGCGAGCTGCGCCTTCAAGTGCTCCACTTCTTTTTCGGCCAGGGCTAGCTTATTCTTAAGGTTCTCCGTGTCAGCGGCGGCTGGCGCGGCATTATTTTCTTGATAGGCTGGACCTTGACCAGTTGCGACTACTGGACTGCGAAAAAATTTTTGGTTGCCAGTAATTGCTTGATTGTTTTCATTAGGTGGGGGCAAGAATGACTCACCGTTGCCTGTAAGAAGCCAGTGTAGATTGACGTATTCAAACGTGCTGGTCAGCTTGGTCAAAAATTCAGCATTGGGATTATTCCCTCTGCTGAAATAGTTTCGAATGCTTGTTTCGCTGACATCAAGACGTTTGCAAAACCCTCTGACATCAAGGTCTAGCTGTTTAATCAAAATTTTTAGTCGCTGACCTATAGTCTCTTGGTTCATTAATTAGGGTATGTTTGTGATTTTTTCATCATGTTTGAATGTGTCAAACTTGATGGATTGCGTATGTTTGTGACGCGACACGACAACGCACATGCAATAAAGCAGGTGGCGGGCGAATCGTGTCAAGCCTGCCATGCTTGCACCGCTGACGACCGAGCGCCAGAAGTATCACCACCTCTACTCGCTGGTATGTGAAGACCTGCCCACCAAGGCAGTAGATGCCCTCGTGCGCAAGGGCCACGAGGCCACCACCGAGGAGTTGCGGGCCGTGCGCCAGAGCCGCAAGCCGCACCTGGGCTGGCTTATCGACCTGATTCATATCGGGCTGCCCGACTACCAAATTCCTGCGCAGCTGCTGCCGGTGGCGACCCCGGCCCAGGTAGCCGCGCCCGTGCTCGACTTATAAAAGCTATCCTTTCACCCTTCACATCTCACACCTGTGTACCTCAACACCGACCCCGCGCCGGCCCCGCGCAAGCCTTGCCTGCGCGACTTGGCCACCCTCACCGCCACACTGCTGCCCCCGGCCCTCGTGATGCTGGTGCCCCTGCCCGAGTTGGAGCGCCGCGCCCACGAAATCAACGCCACCCACCCGCACTACCGCGAAGAAACGCCCCTGGTGGTACAGTGGGAGCGCCGCCGCCGCCAGCGCCTCAGCGGCCAGCTGCAAGTAAGTGTCAACCAAGTAAAAGCTGCCTAACCCGATGGCCAAGCAGCTACGCTTTCCGCACGTTTTCCTCCGCGATGCCACCACCGATACCCTGGTGCAGGTGTCGAAGCTGGAGCCCGGCGCGGCCTTGGTGCCCCGCGTCAAGCCCGAACCCATTTTGGGCTACACCTACCAAGCCGGCCACCTTACGGTGTACGTGAGCGGCACCACGCCCCTGTCCATGCGCTCGGCCGTGGAGGAAGGGCGCACCGAGTACGAGTCGTGGCTCGTGGACGAGTTGCCCCAGGGCATCAAAGAAATCGACCTCACCGATTGCCGGCGTGAGTTCATGCTTAAAAAAGCTGCCTAGTTCTATGGATACGCTGCCCCTCGACCACAACCCCGTGCCTGGTACTGGCTCCCGCAACATCACGCTGCTGCTGGCCGTGTGGCTGCGCAAAATGGGCTTTACGGTAGTCGAGCACGGCGGCCTGGTACCCACGGCGCTCACGGCCACTTGGCTGAGCCTGCGCCACTACCGCTATGAGCTGCACTACGTCTACGCGCCGACGGGCGGCGTGCTGCGCCTAGTGCATGCTGCTGGCTCCCAGTATGCCGAGGTACTCATCGACGGGGCTACCGTGCACCGCATTCGGGAGGCCCGCTTCCTGCTCAACAGTTCCGTGCGCTACGACTTCGACCGCCGAGCTGCCCGCGCGGCCGGCAAACTGCAACCCACCTACGCTCAGCACACCGATTAGCTATGACGCTTGACCTCGCTTCCCGGCAAGACATTCTGGAAATCAAGGCACTGCTGCAAGAGCTGTATGCCTCCCAAACGGCTAAGCCAGTGCCTGCTAACGAGCCGCTGATGGACGTACAGTCCGTGGCCGACTACACCCATTTTGACCGCAAAACGGTGGAGAAATGGGTCAAGAAGGGCGAATACAACGGTACGGGCCGCTTAGTATACCTGCCGGCTTTCCAGTTCGGTGGCCGGCTGCGCTTTAAGCGGGCCGACGTGGAGGCCTTCGGGCTGGGCACCGGCGTGCTGGTCCCCTCCATCAAGGCCGGCGAGGCGCCCGTGGCGACTAAGCCCACCAAACAACCGAAGAAATCAAAAACCCCCGTGGCGTCTGAAAAGGCCCTGCGGCGGGTAGCCTAAGTACTTGTCAAGTAAGCTTTACCATTGCCCATATGCCGGCCATTATCATTTACTCCTCGACCCAGGCCTGCCCACCGGTGCTCGACCTGGCCTTTCGCCTACGGGCCCAAGGCCACCGGTTGCGCACGCTGGGCCAACTGCCTGCCCCTCGCCCGGCGCGCCGCTACTCGCTCCAGCTGGAACTGGCCGGCTTGCAGCAGGACGAGCGCACCATCCGCTGGGTGCTGAGCCAGTACGCTGAGGGACGGCGCCTGCCCGATGCCGACCGCGAGCGCGATTTGCAAAGTGACCTAGAGGTAACGCTTTGGCAGATAGCGAACGTGACGGCCTTTCTGGGGGCGCTAGAGAAACCGGAGGCGCTCGCATGAGTGCCTCCCACACCTGGTGGCGCGCTCGCCTGAGCGGGGCCGCCCTGCTCGCCGCCTTGGTCGCGGCCCTGGCCAGCACCTAGGGCTAGGGTGCCGCCCGGCCCCGCTACTGCTTACCCTCTTATCCCTGCTACTCCCATGAATATGCTTGCTGGCTGCCTTGCGCCGCTCCTCTACTGCCTGGTGGCCATGTCGCCGGTGATTCTCAAATGGGCCGGTGCCCCGCGCTTCGTGGCCTGGTCGTGGTGGCAAGCCACGGCGTTTCTCTGGGGACCATGGGGCCTGGTGCTCGTGCTGACCGCCCTCGGTTGGCTCCTGCAGCTGGTGCAAGACCGCCGCGCCCGTGGGAGAGCTGCCTAGCTGGCCCGCGCTCTTCACGCCCCCGGCCGAGCTGCTGGCCTGGCTCGATGAGCAGAGCCGCCTGCACCAGCGCGACCCGGTGCAGCTGCGCCACTGGCAAGCCCTGCGCTGGCTCGTGCTGGCTGAACTCGACCGCAAAGCGCCCAAGGGCTTCAGGCCAGGGATGCCGCCGACTACCTAATACCTGCCTCGTCCCGAGTGGGAGGCGCCGCGCCCTGGGTGGGAATCCGGTGCGCGCTGCCGGCCGCGAGGCCGGCCGAGGCGCTAGTGCCCAGCTAAAAAGCTGCGCCTTTTCCTTAGTACTGTTCTATATACCACTTATGTACCGTCCTACCTTTGTCCCCAAGCTGCGTATCAACTACGAGAAGACCTGGGCGCGCCTCACGCGCTTCTTTAAACAACCGTCGCTGGTGCAGCCAGCGGCTACGCCGGCGCACCTGCAAGAAGCGCTAGCGCCCCAGAAAACAATTAAGCGGCCACAACTCAAGGGCAATGTGTTTCACACGCTCAAAGAGATTGTGGCCATTTTTATGGCCGACTGGAACCGGGCCAAGGCACCCATTAACATCGCCATCCAGACCACTAGGGCCTCCCTGTCTAAGCGCTGCCGCAACCGTGACCCCAAAACAGCTTACCGCCATATCCTAGCGCTCGTGGAGGGCGGTTTTCTGCGGGCCAAGGTGCACATCAAAGGCGGCTTGCAGCTGCTGCTCAACCCTGACCTCATCGTATTCGACGCGGCCGAAGCCGTGCAGAAACTCGTGCGCGAGCACAACCACCCCACCGTGCCGGTGGCCCCGGTCCTGTCACCCGTGGAGGGGCTGGCGAGCCTGCTGGCGGTAGCCCAAAATTTAGTACAAAACGCCCGGCGGACTACTTAAAAAACTCAAAGTGGGCATTATGGGTGGCTTTATATTCTGAGACCATCCATAAATGCTATGAATGATAGGAACGCCGGTTTTCGGCCGACTTATCAACGCCAGCCTGTGGATAAGTGAGGGCTGGCTGAAAAAAAAAGAAGGGGCGGGCCGCGGCGCACGGCCCGCAGGTGCCTGGCCGGCCGCTGGTTAGCGGCTGGGTAGGGGCCGCTTTTGCCAAAATTTCAAAAACCCCATCTCGTGGCCACGACTCCCACCCCCGGCCTCAGCGCCAAAGCGGCCCGTGCCGCCGACAAACAAGTGTCGCTGCTCAGCATCATGGCCAAGCTCGGCAAAGTGCCCACCGGCTGCGCAGCCGGCGGTAACTACTACTACCACTCGCCTTTCCGCGAAGAGAAAACACCCAGCTTCGTGGTGTGCGCCCCCAAGAACGTGTGGGTGGATTTTGGTGCAGCACCGGAGCCTGGCCAGAAGGCCGCCGGCGGCGACGTGCTCCAGCTCATCATGCGCCTGGCCGGCTGCGACCTGCCCACCGCTCGGCTGGCGTTGCGCAGCTGGGCCGCCGACCTGGCCACTCCGCAGGAGCTGGCGCTGCCTCCGCTACCAGTGGGCGAAACGCTCACCACTGGCCAGCTTACGTTTCGGGAGGTGCGCACCGAGCCCCTCGACTGGGACGTGTTGATTAAATACCTCACTGGCCGCGGCATCGACTGGGGCCTGGTGCGCCAGAGCGAGCGCACCAAGGCCCACCTGCAGCAGATTTTCTACCGCCTCGACTCTAAGCCCCGCGAAAAACCCTACTTCGGCCTAGCCTGGAAAACTACCGCTGGCTGGGAGGTGCGCAATGCGCAGTTTCAGGGCACCATCGGCGGCAAGGGCTTGACCTGGCTGCCCGGCCGCGAGCCGGGAGTAGCAGTGTTCGAAGGGTTTATGGACTACCTAAGCGCCCTGACGCACTACAAGCAGTCGTATTTCCGCTGCACCGTGCTTGTGCTCAACTCGGTGAGCTTGCTCGCGGAGGCCTTGCCGCAGCTGCTAGAAGCCCCGGTGGTGCACTGGTACGGCGATAACGATTTGGCCGGCGAGCGGGCGTTGCGCCTGCTACGCCAGGCCCTGCCGGCTGGCCGCGTCAAGGCCCACAATGAAGAGTACCGCGGCTACAAGGATTTCAACGACTTTCTGACCAAGACCCCGCCCACTAAGCCCTTGCCCCTCAAGCGGGCCGAGCCCAGCAAGCTCAGCCAGACCGCTACTTATTGGCTCTACGTGGTCTTCAACCGCCGCAAGCCCGGCACGCCAGAATCGGCTGGCATCAAGCAGCAATGCACCTTCTACTCCTGGAGCAACGACGCGCACGGGCTGGAGATGCTGCGGGTGCTGCGCAACCGCTTAGGCCACCAACTGGCCTACTACCGCCTCTGCGAGCGTACCAGCGGCCGGCAATTCAAGATTTTAGAATGGGCTGGTGCACACCAACCAGTACCTGTAATCACCTCTCAATCAAATCCACATGAAAATCATTCAGGATAATCGACCACTCGGAAAATTCAACTACCCGTTTCGCCTTACTTGCTGCTATTGCAAATCGGAGCTAGAGGTTGAAGAAGGTGATGTGCAAGAGAAGGTAGGTGATAGCGATAGAGGGAAATTCACCTATTGGTTTTTGAACTGCCCAGCATGTAACACGCGCAACCACTTGAATCCAAATCAAAAGTGAAGCTCCCGCATCTTGACCAGATAATAATGCTCGAGCGCGGCGAGGCCGGGCTACTGGCCCGGGCGGTGGCCGTGCTCGTGCAGGACGTAACCCAGGCCAAGCGCCCGGTGCCGTACCTGGAAATGCTCACCTTCGTGCCCTTTTGCAACCTGGGCAAAAAGCTGCTCCAGCATCACCGCCGCGAGCAGCTCACGCCCGCTCGGCCCAAGCGCTTCCCGAAGCCCAAGGCATTGCGCGTAACCTATGACCAACTGGTCGCCCTGCACCTGCACCGCTTTGCGCTTACCTATTGCAATCTCTCCGAGCAGGAGAATCTACAGCTGCAAGCTGTGCTCGGCAAGTTTCAGCAGCAGTCGCTTAATCTGAGCCGGTGGATACGTTTTTAAACGGGGCGTATTGCTTCCGGTGGCGAAGCTGGCGTACTGGCCGTCAAATAGGCCACTACGTCCGCCACGCTCAAGTTGCCCATCGCAAACTCCGTGAGTAAGTGGCGGTGCGAGGCCCGTACTGCGAAGGCAATCCCATTGGGAAGCGAGGCGGCCCCCATGATGTAATAGCGCTTGGCACTTGGGTCAAAGAGAGTGGGTGCGGCGGTGGCACGGCGGGTGGGCATAAACATGATATGAAGCTACTGCGGCCCAGATAGCTGCCTGCGCCGGGTAAGTCCAACGGTCGCTAAGCCGCGCCGAACACTCGCTTTGGTTAGCCGAACAAAAACACCTGGTGTACCAGCAAAAGCTAATGCTTCTGGTGGCACAGAACTGAACTCAAAAAAACTACCTTGTTTGGCCAAAAACAGGGGTAAAATCCGACAATACTTTTTCTGGTACAGAAATGCAGAAGTTCCCCGTCATTTTCGCTCGCGTCTCCAAGCTCACCCAGGACTGGCAACGCCAAGTCTCCGACCTGGAGCCCATCGCGGAGGGCCGGGGCTGGGGCACGCCGTATATAATAAGTGAGAAGGGCAGCGCCTCGAAGCGCCGCAACTCGCAGCGCCCCGAGGTGCAGCAGCTGCGTGAGCTGGTGGCAGCCGGCAAGGTGAGCCACGTGCTCATTACCGAGGTCTCGCGCCTGAGCCGCCTGCCTTCGCAGGCACACTTGCTGCTGGAAGAGCTTACGGCTGCCGGCGTGAGCATCTACCTGCACCGCTATCACATCGAGACGCTGCTGCCCAACGGCAAGCTCAATCCCATCGCCGCGATGCTCTTTGCCCTCACGGCTGAGTTCGGCCGGGCCGAGACGGAAGACCGCGCCGACCGCATTATGAGCGGCCAGGCCGAGGCGCGCAGAAAAGGCAAGCACCTGGGCCGGCCAGCCGGCACGACGCTCGCAGAGGAGGAATTGCTAAAGAAGTGGCCGAAAATAGCTAAATTGCTTCGGGGTAATCGGTCGGTACGGGAAATTGCACAATTGGAGGAAGTCTCCGCTACTACGGTGCAAGCCGTGCGCGCCGCTTTAGTGCGCGCAGGTACTCTTCAGGCCCGCAAAGCCGCATCGGTTGCGTCCTAATTACCACGCTGCTGCCTTGGTAGTTTTGCCCTGTATTCCTTTTCTGCTATTTGTGAAAAACCCTACCATTTACGCTATTCCGGTACGCCCGCACGTGTTGCAATTCTTGCTGCATGAATTTGGAGCCGCACAGCCCCACCCCTTGCACCAAAACTCGTTCCTGGGCCGGGTAGTGCAGATGAAAGTAGAAAAGCATCCCTTCCGCCAGTTGAGCCGGGCCGATAAGACCGAGGGGCCAGCCTATCAGCTGACCTTGCCCACGGCGCTCAAGCATCACACCATCACGCCCGAATCCGCGAAGCAAATGGGCAAGATGCTGGATAAGTATTTCCAGGAGCAAATGATAATGTTCGTGAAAGGCCAGGTGGTGGCCACGCAGAACGAGCGCCTGGCCATCCGCAGCTTCTGCCAGCTCTACGACATCGACCCCAGCGATGCCGATTTAGAGATGCTGCGCAAATGCTACCGTGATTATAAGGATAAGGTGCTGAAAGGGAACGGCAGCTACGAGCGGGTTTATAGCCCCAAGCAGCCGTTATTCCGCGATTACGCGCAGCGTGATTAGGGCCTATGAAGGGGTAGGGCAGGGGTGTTCCTTTGATGTATGGCAACACCCCTCCCTGACTTTATACAATACTTCCGCGACCTGACGGCCGCGCACGTGGAGCTAAAGGGCTTCCAGCACGGCCCGGTTTCGCGCATCATCGGCGGCGCCCGCAGCGACAATGAGTACCCGATGCTCTGGCTCGAAACGCCCACGCTGGGCCTGCTCGACAAAGACGGTACCGCGCCCTACGGCCAGCGCAGCTCGGCCGTGGTCATTCTGCAAAGCGTCTCACGCGACGACCTGGCCGAACAAGACGCGGGCTGGGCCCAGACCGAAACCATCGCGCTCGACGTGCTGAGCCGACTGCGTAAGGCCCACAAGGCCCGCGAAATTGACTTTGGCTCCTTCGACGGCTTGCAGCTCGAGGCGGTGGCCACGCTGAGCCAAGCCAACGAAATCGGCTGGCGCTTCGAGTTTAGCCTCGGCGACTACGTGTGTCTGCCCTACGACCCCACTCGCTGGAAACCCTAGTCTGCCATGATTTTAGAAGTAAACACTACCTGGACTGCCAGCCAAGCCAACGGCAGCGGTGGCCGCACGGCTACCGGCACGGGCACGGGCTTCGATACGAGCACCCTGCAACTGGTCGCTTTCAACGAAACCCGGCTGCTGGCCATGCTCGACCCGGTGCCGGCCGGCGTACAAACGCCCGTCGGCGGCCTAATTCATACTACCTGCGCGGGCACGACCCTCACCGAGTATTTCTTCGGGGGCGGCAACCTGATTAACCCCGTCATCACGCCCAACTCGCCCACCTGCGGCTATGTGTCGCCGCTCACGTGCGACCTGCTGGCGGTAACGGTGAGCCAGGTAGCCACGCCCACCGGGGCTACCGTCACGGCGGCTTTCACCGGCACCGTAAATGGCGCGGCCCAATACCAGCTCGATGCTACACCCGAACAGGCTAGCCCCAACTTTATTGGCGTAACGCCTGGGCAGCACACCATGCAGGTGCGCGATGATGGCCTGGCCAGCTGCACGCGCTCGCTTACGTTCACCGTGGCCCCGCCCAACGTGTTGCCCCCGGCCCCGACCGGCCCCAGCACGCGCATCGACTTCGTGGGCCAGCCGCTCTGGTACCCGCTGGCCGGCCAGCCGGTGGGCGCACTAGTCGAACTGGAACTGTGGGCCGAAAGCGCCCATGGGGCCGCCGACTATGCCCCGGTGCTCAGCCTGCGTAAGCGCGTGGATGCCCAGGGCGCGGTGGTATTTCGTCTCGATGCGCTGCTCTGGCCCCTGCTGCGGGCCTTCGTGCCGGAAATTGCCTTGGCGGCGGCCACGCAAGTGTGCACCGCCAACCTGCTCGACTACTACGTGCGCACCACCGTCACGCCCCTCGACCCGGCGCTGCCGGTGGCCTACGGCGTGAGCGACCTACGCACCGCCCTGCGCGGCGGGCTACCGGCCGAGTGGCAGCAGACTGATTATTTCGCCCTGCGCGAGCAGCTGGCGCAATTGCCCTTCCTCTCGTGGCAGCCCACCGGCCCGGGCCTCTACGCCGACGACGAGGCCAAGCCCATCGTGGCCGGGCAGCCGGAATGGCTGTTTTTCCTCTGCACGCCCTCGCTGGCCGGGGCGCAGCTGCAGGTGAGCCGCCGCTACCGCATGAGCGCTACTGCTACCCCCGTGGTGGACGTGGAGCCGCTGACCGTGCCCGCCGGCGACTGGCCCTACCAGCTGCTGGCCATCCCGCTGCGCGATACGCGCGCGGGTTTCGCCACGCTCACCGTGCAGGTGGAAACTGCCGCGGCCGTTGCTGTCAGTCTGCCGGCGAGCTACCAGTTCGTGGCGCGCAGCCCGCGCACGCGCTTTCTGCTGTTTACCAATTCGGTAGGCGGGCTGGATACGGTGCGTTGCGAGGAGCGGCTAGAAGTCACGCTCGAAGCCACCACCGAGAAAGTGGAGCGCCCCAGCCGCTTCGGCGACATGGCCCCGGCCGCCGACCGGCAGGTAAGCGACCTCGCGGCCAGCCGCAAGCTGCGCCTACACGTGGGCTGGCAATTTCCCCGCGAGCTGGACTACCTGCAAGAGCTAGTGCTCAGCCGCGAGGTGTGGCAGCAGGTCAATGCCCAGCTGCGCCCGCTCGACTGGAGCAAGCGCAGCCTGGCGCCTTATACCGACGAGCCCACCCTGCGCGGGCTGCTCATCGAATGCGATTACGCCTACGCGCCCACCGCTTACGCCCCGACGCCCTATGCTTGAGCTAACTAGCAACTCGGAGCCGGTGCACCTCACGCCGGGCACCAATGTGCAGCTGGAGTATAATTCGCCGCTCTTCGACGAGGATACTATCCAGGGCAGCTTCTCGTATTCTATCAGTGTGCCGGCCGGCCCCAACGGTCGGCTCTACGGCTGGCCCGAGCGGCCCGACCGCGTCGGCGAGCCGGGGGCCGTACTGCCAGCGGAGCTAGCTGATGATGGGCTGCCGCTGCTCACGGGCGCGCAGCGCGTCAAGTCGGCCAGCGCGGCCAAGTACTCGATTAACCTGCAAGGCGGGCTTTCCGGCGCGCAGCTCAGCGAGCGCCAGCTCAGCAGCTTCGCTTACGGCGGGCTGCGGGAGGTGCCGCGCTACGTGCCGCTGCCGGGCCTGCCAGGCACCAGCGGTCACGGCCTGACCGCCCATGCCAATGCCGTGGTGGCCAACCCCGCTGCCTTCGACTACGTGTTTGCGCCCCTGCGCAACGAGCACGCCTCCTCGACAACTACGGTGCCGCTAGACTACCCGCGCAACACGGTAAACCAGTGGTTGGTGAGGCCCGCGACCATCTTGGGGATGCCAGCCGGGGGCACGTTCCTCTATAACATCGACTTCGTAGTGGTGCCCGTCAACGGCGCACCAGCCTTCGAGCCGGTGCCGCCCTACTGCCCCTTTCCGCGTCTGCGCTACGTGTTGCAGGCTATTTGCGAGGAAAGCGGGCTATTGGTAGACCTGGCTAACCTGCTGCCTGGCGAGCTAGGGGAGTTGGTCATTGCCGGCAACGCGCAGCTGGTGGATAGGGGCGACGCGACCACCTTTCGCTTTAGCCTGGCTGACGTGGTGCCGGCGCTGACCGTGGCCGAGTTGCTGGCGGCGCTCCGGCAGGATTACGGCATCGTGCTCTATCAGGACGTGCGTACCCGGCGCATGCGCACGTGCTACCTGCACTTCCGGGTAGCCGCCGGCGCTGCCCATCAGGACTACACCGCCACGCTGGCCGGCTACCCGGAAGTGACGGTGGAGGAAACGCCCGGCCTCACGCTCACCTACCAAGTGGATGGGGCCGACGAGCTAACGAAAGACTTGCTGGAGCAGCAGCCGAAGGCCAGCCTCATTTTGCCCGCGGTGGCCACCGTGGCCGACTTGCCGGCGCAGGCGACCATCCTGACCGATAACCCGAAGACGGGGCAAGTGCGCCTGGTGCAGCAGCTCGACACGTATTATGCGTGCACGGTGCAGGCGCTGAATCTGCTCACGGTAACGCTCACCTGGGCGCCCCTGGTGGTGAACCTGCCCCCGGTGCTCGTGGGTGGGGGCGGCGATGAGCAGGCGCAGGCCACGTGCTACACGGCCGAGCTACCCACGGAGCTGTACCAGGGCAGCGGCGTAACCATCGCGCTGCCCGCCATTTCGCAGCCGCCCTACCGGGCCGACCAGCAAGCGGTCGAGCGCAGCAGCGTGCTGCGGCTGTTGTTCTACCGGGGCCTCCAGCTGGCCAGCGATGGGGTGATGACCTGCCCGCAGCTCTCGCACCTAAGCCCCAGCGGGGCGCTGAGCACGCGCCTGAGCGGAGCCACCGGCACCTACCATCAATTACTGCGGGGCTGGTTGCCGGTGAAGCTGCGCGGCAGCAGCTACAAGCAGGCGCTGCTGCTTACCACGCTCGACCTTTCGCAACTCGACCTCACGCGGCAAGTGTGGCTCGACGGCGTGGCCTACCTGGTGCGCAAGCTCTCGGCCACGGTACCGCTCAAAAAGGCGGCGAGCGTCGAACTGGTGCGGCTCTAAAAAGGGGCTGCTCAGTACGGAAATTGCCTAAAAAGGGAGGGCAATCTGAAAAAAATAAATTTGCCACTTCCGTCCCAGGATTTGCCACTTTCGTCCCAAGCTCCTCACTAGCGGGCCGGGAGGTTGCCCGGCAGTTGCCAGCCCGGCCCCGGTGGCGGGCTGGCAATTGCCAACTTTGGGCCGGGCGGCTCGCCGTGGTAAGCGGCCTATTAGTCGGTGGGCCAAAAGTGCTTCTTGGCCCCCATGAAAGTACTACTAGACCTTATCCGGCAGGAATCTGCCAACGGCTGTACCATCGGTCAGCTATTCTACAACGGCAAGTTCTTCTGCTACACCCTCGAAGACGTGGTGCGGCCCGCTGGCCAGCACGTGGCTGACCAAACGGCCATTCCGGCCGGCCGCTACCCCGTCACCATCGAGCGCAGCCCCACCTTCCGGATGCTGACCCCGCGCCTGGGCGGGGCGCTGGCCGGCCGCGGCGTGCTCATCCACGCGGGCAATACGGCCAAGGATACGCGCGGCTGCATCTTGGTGGGCTTTAGCAAGCTGCCCAGCGGCGTCAGCATCTACAAATCGAAGGAAGCCTTCCAGGCGCTCATGGGCAAGCTGCTCGACGCGACGTCTATCGAACTCATTATTCGCTAGGATGCTGCCCCTGCTGCCCCTGCCCCCCAACGACTGCCCCGACATCGGCGGCGTGCGTCAGCTGCGCGTGTGGCCGGCCAGCAACGTGCGCCTGCCCGCTTACACCGGCGTGCGCCTGCTCACGGCCCTAACGCTGCTCGACCCGCTCAACTACGCCGACATCTGGTTTCAGCCCGACTCGGGCGGCTTCGACGAGCCGCAGGGCCTGGATGCCCAGGGCGACTACTACAAGCCCAGCTTGCAGCTGGTGGTGCTTAAGGACGACCCCGACCTAATGGAAGCCATCGAGCGGCTGCGGGCCGTGCGCCACTTCGTGGCCGCCTACCGCGATGCCAACGGGCAGGTCAAGCTCGTGGGCACCCCGCAGCACCCGCTGCGCTTCGCGGCCGGCCTCGAAACGGGCAAGCGCCCCAACGACCGCAACGGCTACCCGCTCAGCTTCACGGGGCAAACGCCCCGGCCGGCCCCCTTCTATTCCATGCTGCTGCCCGGCGCGGCTCCTTTCCGCCGCGCCTTCAGCAGCGGCTTCAGCTTTGGTTTTAAGTAATGGCACAACAATACACCCGCCCCGACCTGCACGCGGCCATTGAGCAGCGCTTCCCGGATAACACGAACGAGGAAATCACGCCCGAGCGCCTGCGCGACGGGCTGCACGAGCTGGTGGATTCGGCGTTTCTGCCGGCCTCCGATACGCAGGTCACGGCGCAGCTGCTGGGCCGTGACCCGGCCACCGGCGAGTTTCTGGTGCTGCTCAGCCCCAGCGCGCCGGCCGCCAAGGCCAGATATGTGCTGGCCTTGGCGGCCGGCACCGGCACCACCACCCTCACGCCGCTGCCGGCCAGCGCCAGCCTGGCCAGCCGCATTTTGCGCCTGCCGGCCAGCGTAGCTGGCCAAACCCTTTGCCTGCTCGATGCCAATGGCCAGCCCGTGCCGCTCCAGTACCTGGCGCAAGCGCCCGCCTCCATTTGGCACTACGTCGGCGACCCAACCGAGCAAAGCATCTCCATTGGCGAGCTTGACCTGACGCGCAATTCGTTTGATACGAGCGGGCTAAATGAGGGGAACCTCTTTTATTCGGGCCCCACGGTGGAAGATAATACCGTGGGGGCCGCGTTTTCCTTCAATAAAGTCGGGCTTGATTTTCGCCGCAATCAGCTAGGCGAGAATTGCTTTGACAATGACTTCCAGTTCTCGTTCACCGACAACGTGCTCGGTGACAACGTGAATGCGTGCTATTTCGACGCGGGCACGCAGTTCCTAGAGCTAGGCACTGGCTGCGAGCGGCTGAGCTTCTACAACTGCAAGGGCACCCCGCAGCAGCGGTTCGTGGTGCCAGCGGGCACCGTTGATGCGGTGTATCGCAACAACCAACTGGTGAATAAAGCGGATGAAGATGGCCGCTTTGACCTGCTCACGCCCACCGATCGCGCCGTGCCCGAGAGCAGTATTCGGGGCGCCATTAATTGGCGCTACCTAACTATTGGGGCCGTAGGGCAATGGGACGTGGAGCCGGGGAGGTCGGTAATGCTTATTAACGGCTGCAATATGCGCATCACCCCCGACGTGGTGGAGGGGGATATTTTCGGGGTCTACATCAACCCAGCCAACCCAAAAACCCGCATTGTACTAAGCACCACGTCCCCCGGTGGTATTGACGGAGAAACTGCCAAACGCTACACAAAAGGGGCTTCGATTGTCTTCAGATACACCCTGTTTCCGTCTTACATCGACGCCAACAACAATACCATACCCGCCCGCTATGGCTTGCAGACCTTGCAGCACTCGCCGCCCACGGCCCTAAATAATCGGGGCGCCTGGGCGGCTTCGACTTACTACCTGGTAGGCGACGTGGTGACCCTGAATAACGTGGTTTATATACGCCAGGTAGAAGGCAGCGATACGGGCGCGCTCGACCCCACCAAGTGGGCAGGCGGTGGAGCCGCCGCCAGTGGGCCGCAACTGGTCAACAGCACGGTGCTCCGCTTCGATAAGAGCTACACCCACGCGCCAATATCAAACGGCACCTTCACCACCGATACCAGCACCGTGCAGGTGGACAGCGAGGTGTCGGTTATTCTCGCCGCCACGGCCACCGACCCGGCTGCCAACGGGGGCCTGCCCGCTGCCACCTTCCAGCTGCTGGCCGGCGCGTATGCCAACGGCGCGGAACTACTCTATACCTTTCGAGTAGGGGCGAACGGCAAGATTCAGTACGTTATCAACCAACTGCCATGAGTAAATTCTGGCAGGCGCTACTGGCCGCGCAAACCCAAAGCCCACTCGTCAAGCAGTTTGTGCATGACTCGCGCTTCGACGTGATTAAGTACAGCGCGGGCCAGTGGAATTTTAACCGCGTCGGCCCCGGCGACCCCTTTCGCAATGCGGACGTGGTCACCGTGCCCGACCTGACGAGCGACGCCTACCTGGATTTTCGCTTCAGCAGCGGGGGCCAGGCCGATGAGTGGGTTTCGGTGCACATGCCGCAGGATTCGGGAGCCTGGTTTAAAATCTACTTCAACAACGAGCTGGTAATGCTACACGAGCCAGGGCAGGTTTATAGCTCCTACGGCACGAGTGTAAAGCAGCGTTACGTCACCACGCCGCTCATCAACGGCTACCCCTATGATTACCCGTCGATGATTTTGCAGCCCAAAAGCGGCGTCAATCATTTCCAATTGGTGAACGTGGCGCTCCCGCCCGGCACCGGCGACAAAAATATTTACTTCGATGGTTTCGGCCTCAACGTGCGCGGCGGCCCGCTACCAGTCTAATCTTTCCCTTTTCTATGCTCATCGAACCCGAACTCACCCCGCTCCAATTCGACGTAACCGACAAGGTGCTGGGCCCCGCCACCATCTTCCGCCAGCGTGCCCGGCCGGAACTGCTGACTATTAAGATTCTGCCCAACGGCTGCCGCGAGGTTACGCTAGTGCTGCGCCGCATCCAGTACGCCCGCAACCTCGATGGCAGCTACGGCGACGAGCTGGCCGAGCGCGATACCAACGCCGCGAGCAACCTCATTACGCTCACGGGTAACAGCAGCTGCGCTGTGAACATGGACGGCAAGCCCCGCTACCGCCTCATTTCCGACAGCATTGACCTGAACGGCGTGCCGCGGCCCGGCTCGGCCCGCAACATGCTCACCTACGAGGTCGAAACCTTCGAGCCTGGCCAGAATTACCGCCAGTGGCTAGAGGCCAAACCCGAGCAGTACATGTTTCAGGATAGGTACTACGGCCTAGTATGCGCCCGCTTCGATGTCAACATCGACGACTTGGTGCAGGAAACCACCGAGGAAGCTGATGCCGCTCCCAGCGCCTTCGCATGATAGCCGCTGTTCCAATCTCTTGGCTGCTGCTGGCCGGGGCTGCCTTCGGGCTGCTGGCGGCCGGCGTGGGCTGGAAAATGTACCGTTCCTGGCGCCGCTAAATCCGTCCTACGCCTGGCTTCTGAAAAAGGCAATCATTGTAAACCACCCCGCCAGGTGGTTTACAATGATTGCCTTTTATGTTCGACCTACTTGCTAGCTCTTGCTGGGCCCTGGAGTCTAAGTTTTACGGGGTCGCCAAGGCCGCCATTTATGCTCGCCTCGACCAAGGGCTGCCGGCGCTGGATGCCAGCGAGGCCAAGCCCCGCCAGTATTCGCACATGGCCGACGGCTACCCCACCATGTGGGTAACCCAGGCCGGTGAGCTGGCCGGCCTCGACGTGAAGCCCCAGGGCCACGGGCTGAACCTAGCTTCGGGCATTGCCCAGGTGCTGGCCGGCCGCAGCAGTGGGGCCAGCTCGGCCAACACCAGCGGCTCAAAGGTGGCCGTCATTCCGATTCAGGGCACCGTGCAGAAGCGCGGCGGCTACTGCTCACTGGGCACCAAGGACCTGGTAGCGCACATTAACGCCGCCAACCGCGACCCCGAAATCTCGGCTATCGTGCTGGATATCGACTCGCCCGGTGGGCAGGTCGATGGCACCGAGGAGCTGGCCCAGGCCGTGGCCCTGAGCGGCAAGCCCGTGGTGGCCTACATCGACGGTCTAGGTGCCTCAGCTGCCTACTGGATTGCCTCGCAGGCCAGCCACATTTTCATTAACAGCGCCTCGACTGCCTACGCTGGCTCGCTAGGCGTGCTGTGCATGAACATTTTCCAGGGCGCGTACCTGGAGAAGCAGGGCCTTAAGGTGGAAATTCTGCGCTCGTCGCGGGCCGTGGATAAGGCTCGCTTGAACGGGGTCGAGGAAATCAGCCCGGAGGTGCGCGCCGCCGTGCAGGCCGACCTCGACCAGATAGGGGAGACGTTCATCGAAGCCGTCACCAAGGGCCGCGCCGGCAAGCTCAGCACAAAAGAGGACGTGTTCACGGGCAAGGTCTACAAGGGCTCGGATGCCAAGAAACACGGCCTAGTGGATTCCATCGGCTCACTGCAAGACGCTGTTAATCACGCCGCCAAGCTTGCCCAAACGGGCAGCGGTAAATCTGCTTCATCCTTTACCCAAAACTTTAATTCCGCATGGCAAAATTCGCCAATATCCTAGGCTTCTTAGGCTTAGGTTCTGATAAGGAGGCCGTAACCGAGGCCCACCTGCAAAACGCTGACGATAAAATCGCGCAGCTGGAGCTGGACAAAAAGACCGCCGACGACAAAGCCGCGCAGGCCGCCGCCGCCCTCAAAACCGCTGAGGACGAGAAAACCAGAATCGCCGGCGAGTTGAAAGTCGCTTCCGATAAGGCAGCTACCCTTCAAGAGTGGAAGGACAACCAGAAAGCCGTTGACGGCCGCGAGGAAGACGACACCAATACCCTCGACGGCAAACGCGAAGCCAAGGCTTCGTGGGAAGTAGCCGCCTCGGATGCTGTCGAGACGACCAAGCGTCGCCTGGGTGTGAAATAGCCGCACCCACTAGTACTAATTCATTCATTTTCAACATACCCCTTTCCAGGATAACTACCATGGCAGGTATTGATTTCAGCGGGCTTCCTACCAAGCTCCAAAGCTCCTCGACCCGTGACGCAGACAAACTGCTGGGTCAGATTCTCATCACTAACCAGAGCTTCCTGCAATACATGCAGCTGCTGGTGGACGTGCAGGATGAGCAGGCCCTGACCCAGATGTACGTGGACTCGGTGATTCAGCCGGGCAACCGCGATAGCTTCACCCCCAAGGGTACCGTGAAGTTCAAGAACCGCATCGGCAAGGTGCGCGCCTGCAAAATCGACTTCAAGCTCACGCCCACCCAAATCACGGCGATGTGGAAGGGCTACCTGGGCCGCATTGCTAAGAGTACCCGCGAAAACGTCTACGACGTGCCGTTCCAGCAGTACATCCTCGACATGCTGGCCAACAAAGGCAAGGAGGAAATCCACTTGCAGGCCGTTTACAAAGGCGTGTACCGCCCCGACGTAAACACGGCGAACCGCGTGTTCGACGGCATTCTGCCGCTGCTCTCAGATACCGGTATCGTGGATGCTGCCAACATCTACACGGGTGCGCCAGTGACTCAAACGAACGCCATCGACCAGATGGAAGGCCTGGTGGGTATTGTGCCCTCGCACCTAGTGAACACCGACTTGGTGTTGCTGTGTGAGCCCTCGATGGCGCGTTACTACAACCTCGACTACCGCAGCACCTACGGCGGCAACACCAACAACACGGGTGGTTTCGAGCATCGGACGCTCGATGGTACGAACGTCACCATCATTCCCGAGCCTGGCCTGGCCAACACGGGTGGCATGATGATTACGCCCCGCGAGAACCTGGTGTGGCTCACCGGCCAGCTCAACAAGTCCGATGCATTCGAGGTCGAGAAATCGGAGCGTAACATCAAAATCATGGCCGACTTCGAGGCCTCGGCTGACATCTCCGTCGCTGAGCTGGTGTGGACGACCGACATCACGCTAGCCAAGGGCGTGGCCCTGCGCGCTACCGCTGCTGCTGAGGCGTCTACCAACTAAGCAGCTAGCCCCGGTCGCTACCCAGCGGCCGGGGCCTTAGTGGCAAATCACCCGGTCAGCATCTCACACCTTCCCTAGTCTTAGTTCTTCACTTTTAGCAATATGTGCACAGTAATTCCCCTCGCGGCCATTGAGGCCGATGATTGCCCGAACCCGGGCGGCCTGACGGATATCCACGTTATCCGTCGGCGCGACATCGACGTGTTTCCCGCCGTGGATACCGATGGTGTGACCATCAGCACGGCACTGGTGCCCAAGACGGGCGCCAAGTTCGTGCCGTGGGCCTTCGCCCAGGATACGGGCGAAATCAACCACGCCAGCTCGGGCGACGCCGGCACTCAGAGCATCAAGCACGAGTTGAACGTGTACGTGCCCCGCGGCGATGCCAAGATTGATGCCGTCATCCAGTCGGCGCTCAACGGCGACTTTGTGGTAGCTGGCCGCGACAGCAACGGCAATCTGCGCCTGGTGGGCGATGAGCGCCGGGGCGTGAAGTTCGAGCACGACTACAAGTCGGGCCTCAAGGGTACTGATAAGAACGGTACGGCGTTCAAATTCAGCGGCGAAGGCTTTACCCACGTGCCCTTCTACTACACGGCTGCCCTGCCTGTATAGTAGCACTAGGTGCCATTTCTCACGTTTTTATAAGCCACAGTCATGAAGCTGACCAAGTTCAAGCTGGTGAACCACGAAGGTCTATCGGGCCTCAACTACAAGGGAAAAACCATTCCCTTCGATAAAATCGACGACAAGTTGGCCGAGGAACTCATCGGTAAGACCCACGTGCTCGAGCGCCTGCCTGGTACTGAACCCGCCCCCAAGTCGGAAGCGCTGGCACTGCCGGAGGCTACCACGTCACAAGCCCCGGCATTGCCGGAGGCCACGGGTGATAAAAAAAAAGACGCGTAAGGGCTAAAGCCAAAAGCGAATAGCAAGTATGAAAAGCCCCACCTGGACCCAGGTGGGGCTTTTTTGTGGAGACCTTCCATACTAGCTCACTAAAAAGCCCCATCACTCCGTATGCCTATTCCAGTCGACATCCTACTTTCCAGACTTCAGCCGTTGGCGCAGTACCTAGCCCAAGGGGCCGATATTGATTCGGGCTTGATGGACGTGTTGGAGGAGGCGCTCCCCGAGAAGGAGGCCCTGAAGCTGGCCAAGCTATTGGATAAATTACTGCAGGAGCCCAAGGGCGCCCGGGTGCTGGTCTTGACCATGACCTACCTGCTCGATGAGTGGCTGCGCGAGGGTGGCGACAGGTTAAATCGCATTAATAAGGACTTAGACCCCTTTATCTGGCTGGCGAGCCGCGACCATCTGGAGGTCGTGCAGAACTTCCGCGAACTGCTCTAAATCCGTCCTATTGGTCGGTTGCCCATTTGGCCACCTTTGATTTCAAGAAACCTGAAATCAAAACTATCAGCCGATGGAAGACAAATTAGAAGAGGTATTTGCCTGGCTCGAAGCCGGCGCCGCCGCCGACTACCAAGCGGGGGTACTCGTGCTGCAAAACCACTGCCGCAACCGCAATCTGGTCAATGGCCTGCTCAGAAAGGAGTCGCCGGCCAACCGCGAAAAGCTGGTGTACGAGTTGGTGAAAATCGGCTGTGACGGTCGCCTGGAAGACGTGAACGAGGTGCTCAACCACTTTGCCCTGGCCGTGGAGGGCGCGGTGCCAGTAGCTGGCCAGGTAGTGGAAGTACTCGACTTGCAGCCCGAGCAGCTGGCCCCTGCGCACGTGCCCGACGAACTACAGCCCCAACTGGATGACCTCACCCAACGCATGGGTAAGCTGCATAACCAGCGCGTGCAGCTGAGCAACAGCCTGGCCGACCTCAGCGAAGCCGACGGGCCGGCCGTGACAGCCCAAATCCTGACCCTGCAGGAGCAGTACAATGAGCTGGCTCAGCAGCGCGGCAACGTGGTTGCCGGCGAGCCCACTGCCCCCGAGCAGCCGGCGCCCTCCCCTGAGCAGTCCACTCCAGAAGCTCCAGCACTTGGTAGCGAGCAATCCGCTGCGCCTGGCATCGACCGGGCCGAGTTGATGAAGAAGCGCAACAGCCTGCGCTCGAATCTTTCGAAAGCCAAGAAAAAGGCCGAGGAGTCGAAAACGGAAGAAAAGCGGAGCGAATACGCCCAGAAGGCGGGCAAGCTCGCGGTGGAGTTGGACCAGGTCGAACTGCAGCTGAAGTAATGAGCAAGCTTCTCCTCCTCGTGTTCCTGCTGAGCCTCGGGCTCGGCAGCTGCTCACCCGCCCGGCACAGTGGGCAGGCCCCCCGGCCCTGGGTGCGCTACTACCACCGCCAGCAGCGCAAGCAGGAGCGTGCGCGGCGCCGGCAAGTCAAAACCAACATCACCTGGAGCAAACTCTAAGCTGTCTTTAAAAATGAAAAGTATTTGTTTTTATATCGTGGCTGCCTTCCTAATGGTCTCTATGGTAGACTGTGCTGGCGGTGAGTCGCTGGTGCGCGAAGGCCAAGTAATCGACCAAGTGTACAAGCCCGCTGAAACTGGCTGGACTACCGATAGCAATAACGACCTTAAAATGGTCTATTCCTCGGAGAGCTACACAGTCGTCGTGCGCACGGATGCCGGTATTGTGAAGGTCGATACCGATGCCGACGGTTATTACTCGGTGAAGCCAGGCAAGCACGTGAGCTACCGCGTGCGGCACGGCTGGCTGTCAAACCACGATTGGTATCCTAGCCTCTAGCGCTCAAGAATGAACCTTGAGCTTCAACCCCTAGACTCAAAGCTCTGTGGTCAGTGCTGCGTGGCCATGATAGCAGGTATTGGCTTAGAAGAGAGTATCAAAGCTTTCGGTCATAAAAAGGGCACTAGAACCAAAGAGGTTGCCCGAGCTTTGTGGTTTCTTTACTCTGAAGCAAGTCTCAGGTTAAGACCATTTAAAAAGCAAGAAAGCCTGCCAAACATCTGCATTTTGAAACAGTCTTTGCCTGGCACAAGAAATTGGCATTGGGTAGTTTACAACAATGGCTTGATATATTGCCCAACGTATGGCATCTATAGCTATGCTGATGGTCAGCCTCTAACGGGCGGGAAGTTCACCTCTTATCTGAGACTCAAATTTTAAACTATACAAAACCCCTGGTGACTGCTACCAGAGGCTTTTTGCTTTTTAAAAAGCGAAGCCCACCTAGCAATTGCCAGGTGGGCTTCTTCAATCACCCTTTGGCATCTCACAAACACCAAAGGACTGCAAAGCTACGCAGCTAATTACGTCCTACCAACGCCTCGAGCGGGATTGCACCTTAAGCCGTGTAATCCCGCTTTTTTATGACCAAACAACTCGGCAAACCTGACAAACTCGACAAATACCGGGCGCACCTCATGGACGGCGCCGACCTCAAGCCCGACGAACTGGAGATGCTGGCCAAGTATCGCAAGGCCCATGGCCTGCTGTGTCTGGGCTTCGGCCGCAATCAGGTGCTGGCTACGCTGGAGAAGGAATACGAATTGAACCAATCGCAACTCTACGCCATCGTAGGCGAGAGCATTAAGCTGTACGGTTCAATTGAGGAAGTCGATAAAAAGGGCCAGCGGCTCATTTCGCACGAGAATTATAAGCTGCTCGCCAACTTGGCGCGCCGAAATGGGGACGTCGGAGCCGCCATTCGCGCCCAGGAGAAAGCGGATAAGCTGCTGGGGCTCTTCGAGGCTGATAAGACCGTGCTCGACCCGAAAGCTTTCCTCATCCCCGTGCCGATGGACTTCAGCACTGACCCCACGGTACTGCGCGAGCAGGAAACAGAAGATACTGACTACGAAGACGTAACCGAGCCAGAAGATGAATAATAATGCACCAGCCCGGCGTATTTACGTCAACGAGAAACAGCGCCAGTTCCTGGCAGCCAAGCAAAAGCGCCGCAGTTTCGTCGGCGGTCGGGGTGCAGGTAAGACCACCGTAGCCGGCCACGAGACGCGGGTCGAGATGAACTACTTGCCCCGCGCCAAAGGCTTTCTGGCGGGCCTGACCTACACGCAGCTCACCAGCAACACGGTGCCGTCCATGGAAGCGGCCTGGCAGGCCCACGGCCTGCGCGAGTACGACCTCAAGTCCGGCTTTGGGCACTACGTTAAGGGCAAGCGCCCACCGGCTGAGTGGATTAAGCCCTACCAGCCCCCCAGCAATTACGAAAACGTGATTACGTTTTTGAATGGCTACACCATCCAGATGCTGAGCATGGATAGGGCGGAGCTGGCCCGGGGTGGTAACTACGACTTCGGCCACATCGACGAATCGGCGCTCATTAAGGAGGAGCACGTCAACAAGATTCTGCGCCCCATGATTCGGGGCAATATCTACCGCTTCAAAGACGAGCACCACCAAACCTTCTGCGACTACACGTCGGTGCCCTGGCTGCCCTCAGGTCAGTGGGTGTTCAAAACCGAGGACCTAGCCAAAGAGAAACCCGAGGAGGCATTCTTTCTCGAATCCACTGCCTACGATAACGTGGCCGTACTAGGGGAGAAGTACTTCCGTGACCTGCGCAATGGCATGACCCCGTTGGAGTGGGATGTGGAGGTAATGAATAAGCGCCTGACCAAACTGCCCAACTCCTTCTATCCCAGCTTTAACGAGGAAAAGCACGGGGTATGGAAAACGTTTACCTACACTCACGACGATAAGACCGGGCTCACGCTGAGCATCGACAGCGACCGTGACCCGGCGCGGGAGCTGGAGCTAAGCTTTGACTTCAACGCCGGCTTTACGTCGGTTATCGTCTGCCAGGAGAATGGCAATGAGTTTCGCTGTCTGGATGCGCTGTGGGTCAAGCAGAGTGCTACTACCGTACTAGATGCCCTGGTTAGTAAGTTCTGCGATACTTACGAGAGCCATGAGAAGAAGCACGTGGTTATCTATGGCGACCGAAACGGTAACAACAAGCAGGTGGGCAGCAACCAAAGCTTCTACCAAACCATCCAGCAACAGCTAGCAGCTGCTGGCTGGTCGTCAGTGCTCATGGTGCAGGGCCTCGACCCAGACCACCGCCTCAAGCACATTGCCATCAACCAGCTGCTGGCCGAGAACAACCCGCGCCTGCCCGTGATGCGCTTCAACCGTAACAAGTGCAAGTATCTTATCATTAGTATCCAGCAGTCACCTATCAATGCTGACTGGACGAAGAACAAGAACAGCGAGAAGAGTAGTATCGATCAGGAGCGCGCGACACACCTCAGCGACTGCTTCGACAACATCGTGTATCGTAAGTATGGCCACCTCTTCGGCCAGGCCCAGGTGCATGAGCCCGTCTACTTCCTCGGTCGAGGCTAGCTCACCTAGTACGTGAAGTGGCAATTGCCACCTGTGCAAACGCAAAAAGTGCCCTGGCGATATCGTCAGGGCACTTTTTTGTATGTGGCCACCCCCAGGGTGCCATTCATATAACCGCTGGAAATTGCCGTTTTGGCAATTGCCAACTGCTAAAGGGCGCGCACGGCCGCGTGGGTCACGCCGGAAAATTTGGGACTTTTTCGGCGCTTTTTGCCTGATTGTGGGCTAGTTGGCTGAAAAAGACACCGGAATTTATTTTCGTCCTACGCGCTGGTGAGCGAAAGTGGCAATTTGGAAGCATGCAACTGATTCCAATACGCACTGTGCTGGCTGAAATCGATCTCCACGAGGTGGAAGGGCGACCCCAGGCTTTCTCGCTAGGCTACTTTAAAACCAACGGTAAAAAGGGGAGCAAGGCCGCCGTGCGCAAGGGCGGTAATGCCGGCATCGGGGGCCTGAGCACGGCCGGCCCCGAGGGCCGTAGCGCCTTCCGCTACAAGGTCAAGGAAAAAGGCACCCTGCAGCTGGTGGACTGTGCCACCGGGCAGCCCTTCGCGCTCAAAATTATTCTGCTCACGCACTACAACGGCCAGCGCATTCTGCACGGCTAAGCCTTTATGAATCGGGGAATCAAAGAATTAGGCGGCGGGCTATTTATCCTGCCCGGTGCCAAAGCGATTGTCGAACTCACCAGCAGTGACAAGGCGCAGGACGTGAACTTCGGCGGCCTGGTGCTGAGCAGCGGCGGCCTTAAGCTCGCGCCCTGGGGGCCGGATAACCTGCAACCCCAGCGCATGCTGGAGCTGGTGCACAACAACCACCTCAAGCCGCAGCTCATCACCACGGGCCGCGATTTGGTGCTGGGCTCGCGCCTCGGGGTGTTTAAGCGCACCATCGTGGAGGGGAAAGAGCGGGTGGAGCCGGTGCTGGATTCCGAAATGGAAGACTGGTTCGAGTCGATTCAGGGCGATGCCGCCCTGCAGAGCCTGGCTTTTAACCTCGAAACGTTCGCCAACTACTTCAGCGTGTTCACGCTGGAAAGCAAAACCTACGTGGAGGCTATCCAAAGCTTCGACTGCACCATCGGCCGCGCCCTGGTCACAACCAAGTCGAAGCCCGACCGCTACGCCTTTCACCACGATTTCAGCAACTTCAAGGCGTCGGAAGCCAAAATCCTGCCCGCCTTCGACCCGCGCAACCCGACCAAGTACGGCGAGTTCGTGGTACACGGCCGCGACTGGACGCCGGGCCAGAAGTACTACGACATTCCGCCCTATTGGGGCACTCGGAAGTGGACGGAGGTCAGCAACAAAATCCCGCGCTTTCACTCGTCGGGCCTGGATAACGGCTATAACGTCAAGTATCACATCAAGATACCAGCTGGCTACTTCGACCAGTTTGGCGACACGCCCGAGAAGCGCAAGCAGGCGGAGCGCGACCTCATGGATAACATGAACGAGATGCTAGCCGGGGTCGAAAACACGGATAAGGTGTTCGTCAGCAAGTTCATGACCGATGCTAGCGGCAAGCCCCTGCCCGGCTGGGAAATCGTGCCCATCGAGAACAAGATGAGCGATGACGCTTACACGGCCGTCAACCAGCAGGCCAACATTGCCCACACGTCGGGCCACGGCATCGACCCCTCGCTGGCCGGCATTGACACCGGCAGCAAACTCGGCGGCTCCGGCAGCGAGAAGCGCATCAGCTACCAGCTGCACATCGCCATGCGCACGCCCCAGAAGCGCAAAATCCTGCTGCAAACCTTCCAGGCGGCCCACAAAATCATGGGCTTCAACCCCGAACACCGCTTCGGCTTCGTGGACGTGGACATCACCACCATCGCCGAAAACCCCAAGGGGCAGCAAAAAACCGCTAATCAAGGCCAATAAAGCTATGTTATTCAATACAGTAGAAGAATTAAAAGCCTGTCTCTCGTCCACGCACAAGAGCCAGGCCACGAGCCTGCTGGGTTTCGTGGCCACCGCCGAGGCGCTGCACCTGGCTCCGAGCCTGGGCGCGGGCCTGGTGCACCAACTGGGCAACTTGCCGGCCACGGCTGCCCCGGCGCACCTGGTCGCCCTGCGCGAGCAGCTGCGCCCGGCCCTGGCCTACTACGTCGTGCTCGAGGCGGCCCCGCTGCTGGCCGTGTCGATGAACGACCTAGGCGTAATGGAGCAGCAGGCGGCGGATGCCGCCCCTAGCCGCCAGTGGGTGTACAACAACTTCATCGAAGCCGCCAGCTCAACGGCTGATAAGCTGCTCGACCTGGCCTTGGCCTGGCTCGACGACCACGCGGCCGACTACGTGCAGGAGTTGAACTCGAAAGAGTATCGCTCGCGCTCGCGCCTGCTCATTGCCAACGCCGCGCAGCTGGGCCTGTACCTGGCCACGGCTTACAGTCGGCGCTTCTTTCTGGCTTTGTTGCCTACGCTTCGGCAGGTGGAGGAGTTTGAAATCAACGACTTGCTGGGTGAGCAGCTGCTCGAAGACCTGCGCGACGGGCTGGAAAGCGGCTTGCCGCCTTCCGCGGCCACCAAGGAGCTGCTGGGCCTGGTGCGGCCCGTGCTGGCGCACCGGGCACTCGCCCAGGGCATCTTGAGCATGAGCGTGGCGCTGACCGGCACCACCCTGCGCCTGCTCTCCGATAACGAGGCCGTGCGCCAGCGCCTGGCGGCCGACGAAAAAGCGATTTCCAACCTCAGCCAGCAGGCCACGGCCAACGCGGATAAGTGGCAAGCCAAGCTCGCCGCCTATCTCGATGCGCAGCGCCCCACCGAACCTACGGTGTCGGCGGAGTTGCACGACAACACCGGCTCTAAAAGCTTCTGGGTCTGATGCTGCGCGTTTTTCTCACGATTGAGTTCGTGCAGCTGGTCGCCATTGCGGCGGCGGGCCTGAGTGGCTTTGTTGAAAAGCATATTTGGTCGCCGGCCTATAGCTACTATATGCTGCTGGTGCTGGTGGTGCTCGACGTGCTCACCAACAACCTAGTCGAAGGCAAGCCCCTGCGGCCGCGCAACCTGGCCCTGCGGATACTGGGCTACACGGTGCTGATGTCCTTCGCGCACGGCTTCGGCGAGCACGAGAAAGGCCTGTTTTTCATCCCGCAGCTGGTGCTCGCGCCCTTCGTGTTGGTGCATATGCGCCGTCTGATTATCAGCCTGGGCAAGCTGGGGTGGGTCGATAGTGGTGTGGCTGACCTGCTTAGCAAGCGCATCACGGCCCGCGCCGAAGCCCCGGAGGCACCGGTGCCCGCGCCGGAGGCTACCCCCGAACCCACCCCCGAACCTGAACCCGCTTCCTGATGCGCACCTTTCGCCTCGCCGACCGCCCCTACCAGGTGCCCGGCAGTTGGGCCGAGCTGACGCCCGCCCAACTCTTTGCCGCCGCCCCTTACCTGAGCCACGATACCGTAGCCGGCCGCCACGCTGTGTTGCGGGCCTGGTGCCCCAAGCTGCGCGACAAGGACGTGCGCCGGCTCACGGCTGAGCAGCTCTGGGACTTGCTCGACCTGGTGCGCTGGGCCTGGGCCTCGGAGCCCGACACCCAGGGCGTGCAGGAGTTCACCCACCGGGGCCGCACCTACGCCCTGCCTGAGCCGCTGCTCAAGGATGCCGTCGCTATCGAGTACGCGATGGCCACGGTGTTCTTTCACCAGTTTGCCCACCCTACCAAGCCGCAGGTGGGCGCGCTCGACCAACTCGTGGCCACGCTCTGCCGGCCGCTGCATCCTGACCTAGCCGCGCTGCAGGAAAACCCGGCCTGGGACGGGCAGCGCCGCGAGCGCTACAACGGCAAGCTGGCCGAGGGCCGGGCCAACGAGCTAGCGGATGCGCCGCTGGGCGTCAAAATCGTGGTGCTGCACCATTTCCTACACGCGCAGCGCTTCATCCACACCGCCTACAAAGACCTGTTCAAAAAGCAGGAACCCGCCGCGCCCGTGCCCGGCCAGGTAGCCCCCAAGCGGCCCACCAGCGACGGTACCGAGCTATTGGAGCTACTGGCTGACCTCGCCGAGCGCGGCATTTACGGCACTTACGACCAGGTCACGCACACGCAGCTGCACACTGTCCTTTTTAACCTGGCCAAACAGGCCCGCAGCCGGCGCGCAGCCGAGAAAAACAACCGATGAAAATTTCCGAGAAGGGCTTGGCCCTCATTAAGAAGGAAGAAGCGTTTGTGCCCCGCCGCTACCTGTGCGCGGCCGGCAAGCCCACCATTGGCTACGGGCACGTGATTCTGCCGGCCGAGGCCCGCTACCACACGGCCACGCTTACCGAGGCCGAGGCCAGCGCCCTGCTCCAGGCCGACGTGGATAAGAAGTACGGCGCCCACGTGGCCAAGAGCCTCACCCGCGCCGTCACGCAAAATCAGTTCGATGCCTTGGTGTCGCTGTGCTTCAACATCGGCACCGGCGGCTTTAGCCAGTCGAGCGTGCTGCGCCTGGCCAACGCGGGCAGCACCGATAAGGCGGCCATTACCACCGCTTTCGGGGCGTGGAACAAGGTCACCAATCCCAACACCAAGCTGAAGGAAGTCAGCAAGGGTCTCACCGTGCGCCGGGCCCGTGAAGCGGCGCTGTACCTGTCTTAACCTACCTACCATGCTTAAAGAACGCGATATCGCCTGTTTTTTCGGCGGCATGTTTGCCGCCCTCACGTTGGGCATAATAGCCCTGGCCTTTGCCCTGAGCATGGTGAGCTGCACGTCCACTCGCCAAGTTCCGGCCGAGGTGCCCCCGCTGCTCGCTAATTCCACCCAGGTGCAGCAGCTCGACTCGGCGGCGCTGGCCGGCTGGCTGCCGCGCGACTACACCGGCCTGCCGGCCTACCTGGTACCACCCCCGCCCGGCTCGACTGCCAGGCAGCGCCGCCAGTGGCAAAAAGCCCAGACCCAGAACCTGGCCCGCGCCGGCGTGGGGCCGGCCAAAATCAAAAACAGCAGCGTGGCCACCGCCCCCGGGGCCACGGCCATCAACCGCCCGGCCGCGCCGGTGGCTACCAATGGCAGCACCGCCACCGATGCCCGCAAGGCGGGCCAGCGGCAGGGCACGTCGGCGGTCGGGCCGGGCGCGGTGGCCATGAGCACGCACGAGCACGCCGGCGTGCCCTGGTGGGTGTATCTAGTTGTCGCCGTCGGCGGCGCTCTCGGCTGGGAGATAGTCAGCGCCAAGGTGGCCCCGCTCCGGGCGGTGCTCCGGTGGCGACTTAGGTAAACAGCTTATGCTGCTGATAGTGCCTGGGTTACTTGCTGGTCGAGCAAACGCGTCACCAGCGCAATTTCTTCGTCTCGTGATTGCTGGTAGGCTAAGGCGATCGGCGTAGTGGGCGATTCTTCCCACCGCGCTAGCTCTGCTAAGGTATCCAGGCGGGTGAGAAACGCATCCAAGTAGTCATAGAGTGTAATCCAGGCCTCTCCAGCATATTCCGGATGCTGCATAAGGGCTAGGCGTAACTCGAACATTTTCATAACGACCTGCGCCATTTCCTGCAACCGCTCCTGTTCTGCTAAAGAAAGTTGTCGAGGCTTGCGGTCAATAATACACAGCGAGCCAATATTATATCCATCCGCATTACGTAGGGGGTGGCCTGCGTAAAAGCGCATCTGCAAAGCTTCTGCTACCCCTGGCTTCGTCAACTTGCAGGGTTCCTTTAGCAAGTCGCTATACACCGTAGTAGCCTCTTGCAGAATGGCCACCGAGCAGATGCTTTCGTCGCGGTCTACGCGCTCAGCCCCAGCCATACCGAAATTAGCCTTGAACCACACACTGCCTTGGTCAACGAGCGAAACCAAGGCAATAGGCACATTGAAGAGCTTGGCAGTAAGCCGCACTACTTCATCAAACACCGCATCTGGGGCAGTACCCAGTACACGGTAGGGAGCTAAGGCAAGCAGGCGTTCTTTATCGTCAGATGGAATAAGCGAAGAAGTAGACATGCGGATAAAATAAAGCAGTAATAGTTGACAAATCTATGGAATCAATTCTATTTTTTTAGTTAAAAACTCAATTAAAAATAGTTTATACACTAAGGAATAGAGGTCTTTAATTGGGGGAACTGCCGACCTATAGAACCGGCGCTTTTTCGTCCTACCCCTTGCCTGCTGACTCTGCCAATTTGGGCGCATGGCAGACTATCAAGACGAGTTTAAGCGCATCCTCGACGAGGAAGTGGGCGACTACGCCGCCCGGGCGCTGGAACTGCTGGCGGCGGCCATTCAGGTCAAGGGGCTGGTACTGACACACGACTTGCTCGAATCGCTCCAGGCGCAGGTAGTAGCGGCCAGTGCCGACCACGTGGCCAGCATGGGCGTGCTGTTCCACCAGTACGGCCGCATCAAGGACATGAAGGGCATCACCCGCACCAAGGCCCCGCCCATTGAGGCGCTAGAGGACTACGTGAAAAAGGTGGGCCTGAGCAAGTTCAGCTACATACCGGGCTACACTGACCGTTCGAAAGTGCTGCCTGCGAGCAGCCGGGCCATCAACCGCATTGCTTGGGGCCTGGCCCGCGCCAAGCTGCGCGACGGCGAGCAGGCCCGCCCCAAGACCTGGTTCGCCAAAACTTTTTACGCCAGTATCAACCGCTTCATCGACGCGGTGACCACCCGCTACCTGGCTGCCACCGGCACGCACATGGCAGCTAGCATTAAAATCTAATGGCAAACGTCAGACAGGATAACGTCCAGATAAAGCTGGAAATTGATGGTTCGCAATCACGCACCGAACTCGACAACCTCACCCGCAAGGCCCAGGTGTTGCAGGATGGGTTGAAAGGGCTGAAAAAAGGCTCGGAAGAGTACGTAGCGCAAAGTGCTGAGCTAAGCCAAGTGCGTGTTCGCATGGGCGAATTGCAGGATGAAATCGGCATAACTGGCCTGAGCTATGCGCAATTGGGCAACCTGTCGCGCCAGCTGGGGAAAGAATTGAACAACCTGGTGCCCGCCACCGAAGCCTACGTGGCCAAGGCTACGGAGCTAGGCAAGGTGCAGGCCCGCATGGACGAGCTGCGCACGGGCATCAAAGAAGTGGCCGAAGCCTTTCGCAAGTCGGCCGACGAGGTAACCGACTTTGCAAAGGTGCGCGACGAGGTCGGGCTGCTGGGCCTGACGATGGAGCAGCTGGGCTCACTGACCTCGCAGCTCAACAAGGAGGTGGCCGAGCTAACCCCCGGCACGGAAGCCTTTGTGGCCAAAGCTGCCGAGTTGCAGCAGGCCCAGGAGCGGTTGGATGAGGTGCGCCAGCAGGCCAGAGGTATCGGCGAGGAAGTGGAGGAATCGGGTAATAAAGTGCTGGACTTCATTAAAAAAGCCGTGGGCTTCGCCGGCATCCAGCTGGGCGTGGAGGCTGTTGTGGATTCCCTGCGGGAACTGGGCACGGAGTCGATTAACGCGGCCGTGAAGGGCAGCGATTCTATCTCCGATATGGAGAAATCGCTGAACGTCACCACGGCCGAGGCCAAGGGCCTGCGCGACGAGCTCGAAAATATCGACACCCGCACGTCGCAAGAAAATCTAGAAGGCATGGCTATCGCGGCCGGCCAGCTGGGCATTGCCAAAGACCAGGCTGTCGCCTTCACGCAGTCCGTAGACCAAGCCAACGTTGCCCTAGGCGATGAGTTTACCGGCGGGGTCGAGGAAATAACTAAGTCGCTGGGCGGCTTGCAGAAGCTGTTTAAGGAAACGGCCAACGTGAGCCCGGCCGATGCCATCACTAAAATTGGTTCGGCAATCAACGCCCTGGGCGCGGATGGGCAGGCCACCGGTCCGGTCATTGCTGATTTTACGGCCCGCATCGGGCAGTTGGGTAACTTGGCCCCGCAAATTACCCAGACCCTGGGCCTGGGGGCAGCTTTCCAGGAATTGGGCTTGTCGGCCGAGATTTCCTCAGGCGGCCTTTCTAATGTACTGCTCACGGCTGCCAAGGATACGGCGGGCTTCGGTAAGCAAATTGGCCTCACCAGCAAGCAGTTTGAAGACTTAATTAACTCCGACCCAAATGAAGTAATCCTACGGCTGGCAGATTCATTTAAAGGTGCCAGCGAAACGCAAATTATTAGCACGCTTGACGGGCTGGGCATCAAGTCGCAGGAGGCTACTAAGGTAATGAGCCTACTGGCCAGCCAAACCGACTTCGTGCGTGCGAAGCAGAAGCTGGCTAACGACGAATACACGAAAGGCACCAGCCTGCTCGATGAGTTTGCGAAGAAAAATACCAACGCGGCCGCTGAGGTTGAGAAGGCTGAGAAAACCTTCACCCAGTACCGGCAGGAGTTGGGTGAGCGGCTGCTGCCCATCTACCTGCAAGTGCTGCACTACACGACGATGGTGGTGGACGTGATGCGGGCGCTGCCTGGCTTCGTATCCGAAAACCGGGTGGCCTTCGGGCTGCTGGCTCTGGCCATCACGGCCTATAATGCCGAGCAGATTAGGACGCAAACGTTACTGCTCAAGGATATTGCCCTGCGCAAGCTCGTGGCGCTAGGCATTCTGGAAATGACCGTGGCAGAGGAGGAAGGGGCAGTAGCTACCTACTCGCTAGCGAGTGCCCAGGAAGCACTAGATGCCGCATTATTGGCCAATCCCATCGGTATCATTATCGGGCTGTTGGCGCTGTTTGCTTTCGGGCTCAAGCAGCTCTACGACCGTAGCGAGACATTCCGCGGCGCCGTGGATAGTCTCATGGACGTGCTGCGGCCCCTGGGGAGCATGCTGGGCAGCTTGGTTGCTCAGGTAGCCCCACTGGCTACGCAAATTGGCAAATTCTTCAGTAGCATCAGCGGCGGTAAGGGCATCCTAGAGTTTTTCGGCTATCTGATGGGCGTGGCGGTGGTGCTGCCGCTAAAGCTGGTTATCACGCAAGTGCAGCTTGCCGTTGACCAATTTGACGTATTTCTGAACGCGGGCAAACGGGTAGCCAACTTCTTTGGTGCTGATTTTAAAGTTGATAACGGGTCATTCGATAGGTTGACCAAGAATCTGAAAGCTAACGGGCAGTCCATGCTCGATACGCTCAATGGTCAGGATGCTGCTCGGGCGGCGGCCGAGAAAGCCGCTACTGAGAAGCGCAATTTCGACGCCCTAAAGGAACTGGAGCACCGTACCAGCTTGCAGCTGGAGGCCGAAGCCAGGCGCCGGCAGCAAGAGCAGAAAGCCGCTGCCGGCCGCAAAGCCGACAACGCAAAAAATAGCCTCGAAGACCTCAAAGCCCGCGAGGCCAACATTCGGGCCGCGCTGGCGCTGGTCGAGTCGGGCTCAGTTGAGGAGTTGCGCCTAAAAAAGCTGCTCGTAACCACGAAGCGCGATATCGACCTGCTGGGCGAGAAGAAAACCGAGGGCGATAAAAAAGTTATCGTGGCCGAGGCCTTGCGCGACCTACGCCAGCTGCAGGACGAGTACGATAAGAAAACCCGCGAGGCGGCCGAGAAACGGGCCAAAGAGCAGGCCGAGGTAGAGAAACGCATTGCCGACCTCAAGGCCGGGCTACTGGCTGACGAAACCGAGCGGCGCATCCAGCAACTTACCGCGGCCGCCGAAAAGGAGAAGGCCACGGCTAAGGGCACGGCCGCGCAAATTGCTGAGCAGCGCCAGCTCATTGAGCAGAAGCTAGAGGCTGACATCAAGGAAGTTCGGCGGCAAGCGGTTCAGAAAGAGGCGCTAGATGCACTGGATATTGAGAAGCAGCGCAATGCGCTCATTAAAAATGAGTGGGAGCGCCGGGCGGCTGAACTACGCACAGCCGCCGCCAGTGAAACCCAGAAAATCCTCGACACTGATAAGAATGCGGCCGAGAAGCGCCGACTGGTGCAGGAGAAGCTTCAGCAAGACCTAGTGCAGCTGGAACGCGACCGGGTGGCCCAGCAGCAGGAGATTGCCGCCCGCATTGTTGCTATCGATGAGGATATTGCGTTGCGACGTATCCAAAGGAAGAAGCAACAAGCCGGCTTGTTTGGCAAAGAGGGAGAAGAGGCAGCGCAAGCGGAGGAAGACCTGAAAAAGAAACAGCTTGGGGAGCAGTTGGAGCTAGATTTGGCGAATGAAAACCTTACTATCAACGAGAAACTGGCTCTGATTCGCAAGTATCATGCTGATGTAAAAGTCATTGAACAAGAGCATAAGGACTGGTCGGACATGAACAACAAGGAGCGATTTGCCTACATCGCGGACTTGGCCAGTCAGAGCATTCAAACGCTCGCTGATTTAGGCAAAATCGGTACTGACAAGGATTTAGCGCAGGTAGATAAAACCAAAAAGGCTCGGTTGGCTAATCTGGAAGCGGAGTATAAAGCAGGCGTTATCAGCAAGGAGAAGTACGAAACCAATAAGGCTGGTATTGAAGCAGAATTCGATGAGAAAGCACGGGCCATCAAAAAGCAAGCGGCTGAAAAAGAGAAAGCTTATAATATTGCACAGGCCGTCATTCAAACTGCCCTTTCGATTGTCAAAGCTTCCCCAAATGCGGCGCTGATGTTTGCCGCAGGAGTAACGGGCGCGGCTAGCATAGCCAAGATTGTGGCTACACCCATTCCCGAGTTCGAAGATGGTGGCGTCTTCGGTGGGGCGAAGCCTGGTTTAGCGAGTCGCATCAGCCGGGCCGCTGGCCAGGCGTGGCGCGGGGTCAAGCAGTTTGCCACGGGCGGCCGCATTAACCCTACCGCTGGCGTAGCCGACGTGGGCCAGCGCCACAGCGGCGGTGGTATCAAAATGGTGGACGGGGCCACCGGGCAGCACCTGGGCGAGTGGGAGCGGGGCGAAGCGTACATGATACTCTCGCGCGACACCTACGCCAACAATAAGCACCTGGTCGATGAGCTGATTGATACCAGCCTGCACCGGGGCGGGGCACCCGTGCGCCGGCAGGACGACTACTACGAGGACGGCGGCACCTTTGGCGGCTCGCCGGCCACGTCCAGTACCACGGCTGCCGGCAACGGCGGCCAAGAGCTAGTGCAGGCCGTGATTCGGGTGGAAACTGCTATCAAAGCCCTGCCCGCCTGGGTGCGGATTCACTGGGATCAGGAAGATGATGCCATGCTTGAGCAGCGCCTTGGCGACCGGGCAGATGACCGCGCCGCCGGAGAGGTGCGGTAA